GACACCATTAGGGGGACGCCGCTCGCGCAGCACAGTCCTGCCACCTCGTCACAGAGCTTCCCCGGCATATTGCCGTTCCACTATCGGAACTTCACAGCCCGCCACTGAGCGGGCTTTTCTACATCTGGAGCCTCAATGACGGTAGCAACCGATCCGCGAAAGACCGGCCTGACTGCTGGTGCGACGCTGGTGGCGGCATCTGCCGTGGCCCTGTCCGTGAGCAACACGACGAGCGAAGAAGCCCTGGTCACGGTGAGTCTGCCGCCGCCTGGCGTCAATGGTGGGTATGAAGTCCGCACTGTTTGGACTGTCACCAACGGAGCTAACGCCAAGACGCCGCGCATTCGTCTGGGTGGGATAGGCGGGACGGTCTACCTCGGATCGGCAAAAACCACGATTGCCTCTTACTCCGACTCTCGCCGCATCCGTAACAGGGGAGTGACCAACTCTCAGGTTGGTTCAGGCTCGGCCAGCGTGTCCTTCGGAGATTCCGGTTCCGCCATCGTCACCAGCTCTGTGGACTGGTCGGTTGCGTCTGATTTGGTGCTTTCTGGGCAAAAGGCTGTCGGGACTGATGTCCTGACCCTGGAAAGCTACGAAATCTGGCACTTGCCGGGGTAACGCTTGTCTGGACTACGGGTCGGCCCTATCGGGGAGGTATATCACACGCATAGTGGAGGTGTACGGCGTGAGGTGCGGGAGAAGCTGAGCGATTTTGTCAGCATCAAAGACCTGGCTGAAGTTGTAGGGGATGGGAGCACCGACGACACCGCAGCATGGGCGGCAGCGATCACTGAGGCGGCCAGCCAAGGGGTGTCGCTGCACATCCCGGCTGGCACCTACATGCTGGATGACTTTGAACTCATCTCCGGCGTCTCAATGCGCGGAGATGGGTCGGACTGCACGATCCTCAAGGCACGAAGCGGGAACACCGATCCGTTCATCACCATGCCCGCAGGTCGGGTGCGGGATGTGAGTATTGGCGGTTTCATGCTCCAGGGCAACGCATCGAACACCGGACAAGGGGCGATGTACTTTGAGGCCCAACTGGATGGGGCTGACGGGGGGTTTTGGTACTCCTGCTTTCACGACATCAAGATTCGCGACTTCCCCGGCGACAACATCCATTTCCTCGGAAGCAAGACGACTGTAGACCGGCCGCACCAGTTCATTTCCTTCCGGGATATTGATGTGATGCGCCCCGCATCATCCACGGCTCATTCTTTGAAGCTGGAAGGGCAGTGCGAGCACTTCACGTTCTACAACTGTCAGTTTGACGGCACGAACAGCAACTACACCGGAACCAATATCCGGCTGACGCGGAACATCGCAAGCGGTGGAGACATTCGCCCCAACGCGATCAAGTTCATTAACTGCACCAGCCAATGGGCAGAGTGGGCGGCTTATGTGGACCGGGCAGAGAACGTCTCGTTCGACACGCATTGGTTCGAGAGCCTGAAGAACGGGGTAGACATCCAGGCGACGGCGCTGAATGTGGACTTCTTTAACTGCCGGTTTGCCAACGCTGCAAACAACGCAGGGGCTGGAATTGCCGTCCGCGCAGGAGGCAATACCTTTACCAGCCTGCGCTATTGCCGGTTCACGGGAACCAACGACACGCAGGTTTCGTGCTCTGGCCATACAGGATTCGACATCGTTGGATGCCCTGACATCACGGTAACGAGTGGGGTAACGCCAACCATCTCCTACGCTTCTGGGGCAACGATCACGACCCAGGCGCACAAGGTAGTGATTATTGGTGCGAGTGCTGGATTGACCTGTACCACGATCACCTCCAAACGAGGAGTCGGAGAGACGTTGACCCTGCGGATCAACACAAACGGCATTGACTTCGCGACGGGCGGAAATCTGTACCTCGGCCCCGGAGTCGCCACGCTGACTGTCCCTGTCGGCTCTGTTGTCACATTCACCCGCAACGATGCAACAAGCGCCAACTGGTACTTAACCGGCGTGACCTAACCATTCAGGAACAAACATGGCAAACCAATGGCTTTTGGTCGATGCAACGACCGTAGCGGCAGGATCAGCAGTAGAGGGATGGACGGGGGCGAAGACCTTCCAAGCCCACGGCACGACCAGTTCTGGCGCAGGCGCAGCCACGATCCAAGTGCAAGGCTCCCACAACGGCACCAATTGGGACACGCTTGGCACGATCAGCCTGACCCTCGCCACTACCACTAGTTCTGACAGCTTCACCAGCTCTGACAGCTACGCAAAGCTCAGAGGGAACGTCACTGCAATTTCCGGCACTGGCGCCGAGGTCAGCTTGATTGCTGGCTAATTAGTAACCACTAACCGGACTACACCCGCAAGGGAGGTCTAAAGCATGGCACGCCCAAGCGAATACAAGCAGGAATACTGCGAACAGGTCATTGAATGGGGTAGGGCAGGTAAGTCTGTCGCATGGATTGCCTCAAACCTGGACGTAAACAAGGACACCGTTTACGAGTGGGCCAAGGTCCACCCTGAGTTTTCCGACGCCTTAACGCGCGCACGGACTCACGCCCAGGCATGGTGGGAGGACCAAGGCCAAACCGGCATGGTTGGCCCTGGCTTCAATGGCTCGGTCTGGTCCCGCAGCATGGCGGCGCGGTTCCCTGAGGACTGGCGGGAGCAAAAGGGCGTTGAACTGTCCGGCGCGGTGCAGATCGGCAAGGTTACGCGCGAAGTAATCCGCCCGCAGTGAGGGAACTCAAGCTAAAGACGGCGGAGGTGTTCGTTCCGCTGCTCAAGCCTGCCCGCGACAAAGTGTGCCGGGGTGGACGAGGGAGCGGGAAATCCCACTTCTTCGCTGAGTTGCTGATTGAGGACAGCCTTGCCGAACCGGGCGAATCCGGTGGTGAAGGGTTGCGTTCAGTCTGTATCCGTGAGGTACAGAAAGACCTGGCGCAGTCCTCCAAGCTGCTGTTGGAGTCGAAGCTAACCGCCTTGGGGATCACCGAGGCAGACGGCTTCAAGGTCTACAAGGATGTCATCACGACCCCCGGAGATGGGCTAATCATCTTCAAGGGGATGAACGACTACACGGCCGACTCGATCAAGTCACTGGAGGGGTTCAAGCGGGGTTGGTGGGAGGAAGCTCAGGGAGCGACCCAGCACTCTATCAACCTGTACCGGCCAACCATGCGGGCTAGCGGCTCGCAGATGTGGTGGAGCTACAACCCGCGCCGCAAGGTTGACCCGGTAGATCAGATGTTCATGGGCGAGGAAAAGCCCACGGGTGCGGTAGTTGTCAAAGCGAACTGGCGCGACAACCCGTGGTTCACGGCGGAACTAGAGCAAGAGCGCCTTGACTGCCTGCGAATGCAGCCGGACCAGTACGACCACATCTGGGAAGGTGGCTACGTCACGGTAGTAGAGGGTGCGTACTTCGCCAAGCACCTAGCCCAAGCGAAGGCCGAGGGGCGGATTGGCAGGGTGGCCGCTGATCCTCTGATGACGCTGCGCGCCTTTGTGGACATCGGCGGCACAGGTGCGAGGGCTGACGCCTTCACGATCTGGATAGCGCAGTTCATCGGCAAAGAGATTCGCGTACTGGACTACTACGAAGCGGTAGGCCAGGAACTGGGGCATCACTTGGGCTGGATGCGGGAGAAGGGCTACACCCCTGACCGCTGCCAGTTCTGGCTACCCCATGACGGCGCACAGCATGACCGGACGCGCAAGGTTAGTTACGAGAGTGCGCTGAAGGACGCTGGCTACAAGGTCACAGTCATTGAGAACCAAGGCGCAGGAGCGGCCAAACAGCGGATTGAAGCTGTGCGCAGGCTGTTCCCGTCAATGTGGATCAACGCCGCTACTACCGAAGGTGGCCGGGATGCGCTTGGTTGGTATCACGAGAAGAAGGACGCCGTTCGCGGCATTGGGCTAGGCCCTGACCACGATTGGGCATCCCACGGAGCAGACGCCTTCGGACTGATGGCTGTTGCCTATGAAGCGCCTAAGCCAAAGGACAAGCCCATTAAGTACAAGCCGAACGGAGTGATATGAGCATCGCTCTGATGAATCGAATCAAGGAACTAGAGCGCCTGATTGCCGAACTGCAACAACGACTGACCGCCCTAGAAAACCGCCCCAAACCCGGACGACCCCCAAAGCATGGCTAAGCCCTACATCAACATCTATGTCGGAGATTATGGCGAGTACGTCATTCCCGATGAAGTGTTCGCCATGGTGAAGCGGTTTACCAAGAGTGGCCTTCCTGATCGCCGGTATGCGGGCAACGAGGCGTTCTGGGCATGGGTGCGCGAGCAGGAACAGAAAGCTCTGAATGGCTGATGAAAACTCCCTGATTACTGCCATCGAGCAGCACGAGAGCCAGGCCGAGCTGTACGGGACGCTCTCCGAGGATCGCACCAAGTCGCTTGAGTATTACCGTGGCGAGCCCATGGGCAACGAGGTCACGGGCCGCTCTCAGGTCGTCTCGCGGGATGTCTTTGACACGGTGGAGTGGATCAAGCCGGACCTGGCCGAAATCTTCTGCGGCGGGGATGAGGTTGTGTCCTTCTCCCCGAAGTCTCAGGAAGACGTAAAGGGTGCCGAGCAAGAGACTGACTTTGTAAACCATGTCATCACCCAGCGGAATGACTGGTTCTCCGTGTTCTACGGCTGGAGCCACGACGCCCTGCTGCAGAAGGTGGGCTACGTCAAAGCGTACTGGGACGATTCCGAGGACGAGACGGAAGAGAAGTACGAAGGGGTGTCGGAAGAAGAATACCAATTCCTGATGCAAGACCCCGGCGTGGAGTTGGTCGAGTACGAAGAAGGCCAGCAGTTCGTCGCGGGGATGGTCGAGCCGATCAAGACCTACACCTGCACGTTCAAGCGCAAGACCGGCAAGGACGTTGTTCGCCTGGTCAACGTGGCTCCCGAGAACATCAAGGTTTCCCAGCATTCTAGAAACCTGAGCCTGCAAGACCCGGCCCTTGACTTCTGCGAGCACGAAGAGTCCAAGACCATCTCCCAACTGCGGGAAGAGGGCTTTGAGGTTGACGACAACATCGCGGACTCTGGCAAGTCTGCCGGTGACTACGAAGACGCCAGCCGTAATCGTTACCAGCCGTTCATGGACATGGACGAGGGTGGCGAGAACGATCCTTCCATGCGCCGGGTTCGGGTTCGGGAAGTGTGGATTCGCCACGATGATGACGGCGACGGCAAGGCCGAACTGCTCCATGTGATTGTGGTGGGCCGGGAGATTCTGCTGAAGGAGAAGGCGGAGTTCGTCCCCATCGTTGCCCTGTGCCCTGCTCCGCTGCCGCACCAGCATTACGGCTTCTCCCTGGCCGATGCGGTCATGGACCTGCAGCAGATCAAAACTGCCCTGTGGCGCAACGCACTGGACAACCAGTACCTTGCCAATAACGGTCGATACGGTATCGACGCGGATAACGTCAACCTGGACGACATGCTGGATAGCCGTCCGGGTGGCATCGTGCGGGTGAAGGGCAATCCGGGACAGGCAATCTTCCCGCTGAACCATCCGACCACGGGTGAAATTGCCATTCCCATGCTGGAGTACACCGACCGCATCGGAATGAAGCGCACGGGTGTGAATGAGCAGACTCAAGGGCTCGATTCGCACACGATCAACAAGAACACGCCCTACGCCACGACCGCTGCACTGATGTCCGCAGCACAGAAACGGGTCAGGTTCATCGCTCGGATCATGGCGGAGACGGGTGTAAAGAGCCTGTTCCTGATCGTCCACGCTTTGACCTTGAAGCACGCCCGCAAGGCGGAGATTGTCAAGCTGCGGAACGAGTTTGTGCCGGTGGACCCGAGACATTGGGTCAAACGCCAGGACATGACGGTGTCGGTGGGTCTGGGGACTGGCGACAAACCGCAGCAGATCGCATTCTTGGAAAAGGTATTCCAGTTGCAAGGCGCTGTCGGCCCGCATGGATTGGCGAGCCCGGCGAAGGTCTACAACACCCTGTCCAAGCTGACGAGGGCTGCGGGGTTCAAAGACCCTGGCGAGTTCTGGGACGACCCGAGCCAAAAGCCGCCCGAGCCGAAACAGCCTCCGCCCGAGGTGTTGGTGGAGCAGATGCGCCAGCAAGGTAAGGCTCAGTCCGACCAGATGAGCGCGCAGATCACCATGCAGCTTGAGCAGGCCAAGGGCGATCTGTCCATGCGGCAGAAACAGGCTGAATTGGAGCTTCAGGCGCAGAACGACGCCAGAGACGCAGAGCGGGAACGCAATCGTGCCGAGATGGACGCGCAGATCAAGGCTCTGGATGCGCAGTATCGGGACCAGCAACATCAGAGAGAGATGGACTTCCAGCGGTGGAAGGCCGAACTCGATGCGGCTGTGAAGATTCAGGTTGCGCAGGTGAGTGCACAGGCATCCGTGCAGAACGCGGCCACGGCGGCTGCGGAGCGCGAAGTTAGCCAGGAGGTCCGTCCTTGAGCACTGTCAGACAGACTCGCGTTCCGATCATGTCCAAGCGTGAGGCGTTGCAGTATTCACAGCGCCACTACAACGAACAGACGCGCCGGGAATGCCGTTGGCCTCTGAGCAAGGAGTTTCTTGTCAAAGAGGCGGTAAGGACCGCAGCGTCTGAACTGATTGGCGATTATGTGGAGAACGCCGTCGAGATGAAGGACGGCACGCTGTATGCCGCTCCGAAGCACGTAAACAGGCAGAAGCGCGGACAGAACCTGCGCATCGTCAGTATTTCTCGCCGCTTTGTGACGCTGGAGACGACCTGATGGACAAGCTCCAAGACGCAGTAAACCGGGGACACCGGGCCAAGAACATCCTTGAGGACGAGCTTTTCAAGGAAGCAGCCGAGCACATCGACGCCGAGTGCTATCGCCTGTTCAAGACCTCGCACCCCACGGACTCTGAAGCGCTGGCGCACATTGCCGGGATTCAGTACCTGCACACGAAGTACAAAGCATTCCTCACCCGTGCGGTGCAGGATGGAAAGCTGGCGCAGATCGAGATTGAGCGCGAGAGCAAGCTGAAGAAGCTAGGCCGCCGGGTCGGGTTGTAGTGGGTCTGAAATCCATTCGTGGAATTGCCTTGTCCTTCCACGCTTCGCGCGGAAAGCAATAGGCTTTGCAACCCTTCGCCGCCGAGCCCTTGCCGATTGCCCGCCAACTTTCCTGAGAAGCCGAAACGGCTTAGGAAAAATCGGCGAGTCGGCAGGAGAGATGCGAAATATCACGTCTAGAAGGTTCATGGAACGCATTTTAGGATTTGGGGCGCTTGGCAGGCAATGCCGCGCGTCAAGTTGGTTAGCAGGCTGACAGCTCCCAGCCTCTAAGCCCATATGGGCTTAATCGGAGCAGGGTATCGCAGTGATGCGCCCCCAAAGGAAGACGATTGAACGAAGTTGACCACGCCCCGTCAGGGGAAGTCGCAACCGGCATGACTGAGGATCAAGCGGCCTCAGAACTGCTGCGTAAATGGGGTGCCACGGAGGAATCCGAGGCATCCACGGAAGGCGAAACCGAAGAGGAAGCGCCAGTAGCGGAAGCCGAAGAGGCCACTCCCGAGACTGACGACGAAACAGAGGAAGACCCCGACGAAAGCGGTGAAGTTGAAATCGACGTAGCGGGCGAGAAGTTCAAGCTCCCCCCAGCTCTCAAGGAACAAGCAGAGCGCATCCAAGCCAAGGCCAAAGAGGTTGAGGCCGGTGCGACCCGCAAATTCCAGGAGGCCGCCGATCTTCGGAAAGCCGTAGAAGCCCGCGCAGAGCAAGTAGGACGCATGCAGCAGATCGCCCAAGCCCAGGCTGATCTTCTGGCTGACCACCGCGTAGTGGTGAAGCGACTAGCGGCCTATGAGCAGATCAACGTCCAGGAGTTGGGTCACAACGACCCCGCAGCACTGACGCGGATCAATGCTGAATACAACCAGTTGACCGCTGCCAAGCAACGTCTTGAGCAGGCATACGGACAAGCGGTTGCGGCGTATGACGCACAGACCCAGCAGGCCAAACAAGCTCGCCAGCAGTCGGTGCATGAATTCGCCAGCAAGAACATCAAAGGATGGGGCGCAGAGAGTAACGACCGTCTGGGTGAGTACGTGACCAAGAAGGGGATTGAACGCGATTCAGTCCTTGCAGTCCTTGAGCACGACCCACGGTTTCTCCTGATCCTGGAGGACGCAGCTTACGGACAAAAGGTCCGCAGCTCCAACCCTCAGAAGGCCCAACCGAAAGCCCAGACCCTCAAACCGGGGGGTTCGGGATTGACCAAACCTGCGAGCGCGCAGAAAGCCGAACAGTCGATGGCCCGCCTGAAGAAGACAGGCAGCACCGATGACGCTGCGATGGCGCTGCTGGCTCGCTCTGCAATCAGGAAACGCTAATCATGGGACAAGCTACCGGAACCACGGACACCTACGACCTCGTAGGTCTTGCCGAAGACATCGAAGACGTGATCTTCAACATCTCGCCTGCTGACACTCCGCTGCTGACGCTGGCGAAGAAGAAGACGGCGACCGCCACCCTGCACCAGTGGCAGACCGACACCCTGGCCGCCGCTGCTGCCAACCGCGCGATTGAAGGCGACGACAGCACGTATGCCACGGCTGCTCCGACGACCATGCTGTCGAACTACCTGCAGATTTCCAAGAAGACCGTCATGGTTTCTGGTACTGCTGACAAGGTTCGCAAGTACGGTCGTAAGGAAGAATTCGCCTACCAGATCGCCAAGCGCGGCAAGGAACTCAAGCGCGACATCGAAACCGCCCTGTGCGGCAACCAAGCCTCTTCGGCTGGTGGTTCGGCTACCGCTCGTTCCTCGGCTGGCCTGGAGTCCATGATTGCGGGTAACCGCATCATCGGCGGTGGCGGCACGGCTGGCACGACCCCCGGCTACTCGGCTGGTGTGTGGGCTGCTCCCACGGACGGCACGGCGACCACGACCCTCACGGAAACCAACTTCCTTGATGGTCTGGACGCTGCTTGGACCGATGGTGGCGATCCGTCCACCATCCTGATGGGCTCGTTCAACAAGCGCAAGGTTGCGGCCTTCGCTGGTGCGAACAAGTTCGCCGGTTTCTACAACCCGAAGCAGGGCGCTGCTCAAGGTATGGTGATCGGTGGGGTTGACCTGTACGTGTCGGACTTTGGCGAGCACAAGCTGGTACTGGACCGCTTCATGCGCTCCCGTACCGTGCTTGGCCTGACCCCGGAGTATGTCTCCGTGGCCTGGCTGCGCCCGATCAAGTTTGAAGAGCGTGCGAAGACGGGTGACGCGACCCGTGGCGAACTGCTGTGCGAATGGACGCTGGTTGCTGACAACCCGGACGCGCACTTCAAGATTCAAGATCTGCCGGTGGCGTAACGACTGAGGGGAGGGCTTCGGCTCTCCCCTTTTACTCGCCTCTGATTGCAGCGGCGCACTGGTAACACGCACTGCCTTCTGATAGGTCTGGTGCTTTCTCTCCCAATTCCTCGGCAATCATTGCGCACCGCTCGCGCTCTGCCAGAACGGCCTTGGCAAAGTCTGCATACAAGACCCATTCGCCCGATTCATTAGGGCTCATGTCGGCTGGGCAATCGAGCATCTCATAGCGTTGGACAGTATTTGTCATGCGCAAGATTTTAGGACCATGAACCATGGAACGCCAGTTTGATCCGCTAACCGGCATGTTGACCTCGTTCAAGGTCGAGGACGGCGAGCTGCGCGTCAACTACGAGCAGAACAACACGGCCATTTATGAGCGTCTGCAAAAGCTCAGGAATGAGCCGGAATATGCCAAGAACGGCATCAAGAACAACT